TCTCTGAGCTTCTCCTATCTTCTCATAGATCTCCATTCTTCTTATTTTCAAGTTAGCAGGAATAGGAGTAGCAAGATTATCGAACTCTATACCACTCCTTGTCCTTACACCATCCTTGATGAATTCTAGGTTCCAAGATGAGAGAAAATAACCAGCCGGAGTAGTATCATCCTCTCCACGGTCGAAGATGCCCCTAAACTGGTCGAGGACTAAACCTGGGTGGTCTCTCATCTCTTTATCTCTAGAACTGCTTACCTAGAACTTGTCGAAGATGAAAAGATACTCCACTGTATCTGCAACCACAGCCGCATCATAAGCTGCCGCTGCATGTTCGACTGGTGGAGTTCCTGGGGTCCGTACCATCACTTTCTGGTTCCCATCATCATACACGTAGAGAAAATGTTGAGATGAGCCAGTGATGATAGCTCGTATTGGTCTTTTGTCTGTCCCTACTGCAAGGTCACTTATTTTCAGGACCTCTCCACCAGTAGGGTAGTTACCAGAAAAAGTTAATTTTCCGATAACTTGCTGGACTGTTCCATGTGCTGATCGATTACGAACCGTATTTACTACAGCCATTCTGTCCTCCTAAGGAACTCTACACTAAGGAACTCTATAGCGTGTCCGTCTACGCCGCACTGGTATGTTCTGCAATCTCTTAACCTTGGTAGCTTTCATATCTTCCCAAGGACCATTAGCTGAATACAAGTCTGTCATGAGGTCACGAGACCTGGTCGAATTCTGACCTAATAATAAAGCTGCTAATGCTGCTGTCCGTTGAGCTAGAAAGGTCTGTGAGTCGTTTATGAGTATAGGATTCTCAATAGCTGCGATAGGTGTAAGTGACTTGATATACCTTAAATAAATCTGCCTGTCTGTAAGAGCACCTACGAAATATAAAGCTTCCTCTCGCCAAGTCCAGTATCTCAGCTCATTAGCAGGTTTAGTATCTGGTTCCCACTCACGTTCCTCAATGGGGATAAACTTATCCTCAGATCCTAAGAGCCGCTCACCTAACTCAACTGGATGCAGAAAATCAGAAGGTAGTCCAGCTCCATCAGAGAGATTAGTATTGCCAGTAAGGAATGGTATTACGCCTATGACTTCTTTAGAAAAGCTTATACCGAGAGCATTAAGTTTTGTTTGTAGCTCACGATAAGCCTTGTTCAGAAATGGTAGTAAAGCCTGAGTAGGGTAAATAGATCCAGTCGGGTCATTAAGTAAACCTTGTACTTCAACCACGACTGTTCCTGCTACTGTCGCCATTGTTTATCCTACCTTTTTATATCCTACCTTTTTCTCCGATCGCTACTTCATCTGCAAACTGTATGCCAAAGTAAATGTTCGTCTACCGAACAATTCCAGTATCCGCTGAAACAAACTCCTTTTTGAATCTATCCATATGCAAAATACCACGGCAGTGCATACAGATAACTGCATCTGGATGAACGTCGGCTCTACAGAATCTACACGGAAGCATCCGGATAGATTGAGCTACTTCGAGGTCAATATCCCAGTCTCTTTCTAGAGATAGACACTTACATGCCAACCTCTGAAGGTCTGAGATAGTTTTTCTCATCCTATAAGTAGCCCAATCATCGTCTGCTGACTTAACAAGACGCTTGAACCATTCCCTCTGTAATTCTCTAGTTTGGTTCAGCTCTTTACGTATGCTTTTTTCAACTAAGATCTCCTCTTTTTCATAACCACCACGAACCCAGAATAGACCAGGTTCAGCTATTGCCGGTTCAAAATGGGTAATCGATACCTTAAAATCACGACAAATTGCATTAGCTATCACATCTGCTGGCTCAGGAATAATGAGTGCAGGTCTACTTTCATCAACATAGACTCTGAATGACCCACGCCGCACCATCAGACACTCTACATCATTATCTGGGTCCTTACATGGAGGGATATAATAATGAGATGGGACTAGTGGTTTATCCTCCTCCAATCGAATAGGCATGACAGACACGACAGTAGCGATATCTTCAGATGTTGCAGGAATCATTTTTCTATATACTCCTTCTTGTAAGTCTTGTTGAAACCAATCTGATTTGTAGATACATTCACTGAATTACCTGCTACGAATAAAGGAGAACGTTCGTTCTTTCCTATTTCTTCCTCAAAGTATGCTACTTCACTAGCTTCTATGCGCTGTCTGATATCATCTAATTGACTAGGACTTAGAGGAGCGGTAGGATTATGCAGCTTCCATATAACAATATCAGTAACAAGACGAGACACAGGTAGAGGATTAAAGTCCTTATCGACATATGGGAAAATAGGCTCATATGTCCCATTAGAAGCTTCGACAAGTTCTTGTATAACTTCTTTGAGTGCTGCTTGACCGTTTATGAATGTAAGTTTTTCTAAAAGCCAACATGGATTCTTAAAGTACCAATATTTCTTTTGCGGTCCTACTGTAAAATATTCCCTTATGAAGATATGACCGTAAAACTCACGAGTAAGACCACGACGAATTTCTAACTGATCGGCAGACCAAACTATCCTATAAATAGGTCTCCCATCTAGGACTCTGAATTGTGCTTCCAAGTCCTTATTCATTTGGTCTATTAACAGTCTATCTGTAATCATATAACTTAGTCAGTCAACTATTTAAAAAGCGGGTGGAACGTCATCCTGTACTGCAAGAGTGCTGCAAGAATGACGTCCACCCACCCCTACTGCATGAGTGCCGTCCAAACAACTCACACAGCAGACCGATTAGTAACCTGTTGGGATAGTCAGGTCACTAATGTAAACGGACGCTGGTGGATTGTTGATGAACGTGTTGAAGCTCGCCACCAGATAGAACATGGTCGCTGCTGCAACACCACCAGATGATCCGCGCGCTTCGAACATCCTACGTCCTTCCTCCTCGTAGAAACCTGCTTTGTGCATCTCTGCACGTCCCCAGATTTCATCGACAACGTAGTCGATTCGAGTCTTGTCCCAATTGAAGTGCTGCTGAATCGGGACTCCAGCCAACTGCTTCATCTCAAAGTACGTGTCCGCACCTTGCATAGCACTCGGCTGTTTGTCAATCTGCATGAGAAGCTGCGCGATCCCCTCATACTGTTGGACTTGACATGGATGCATCCACGCACGCATCTTGATCCCATTTTCGAGACCAAGACGCTCACCAATTTTATTCAGTGCGCGGCGCGCGTGCGGTAATGCGAGAGCACCAGAAGCAGCGATACGTCCCGCTCGAACTTCAGGGAACGTTGCTCTTGATAAGCTCAGCCATGCACCACTCGACGAATTGTCGTGGTGATACGGAACTCCAAGGATACCGACAGGAGAGGCACCTCGTAGTCCTGACGATACGACCTTGACACCAGCAACGACTGCTACGATGGCAGCACCAGAGTATACGAAACTCTTGGCATCAGCATCGATACTGGTGATTTCGCGCTCATCTGATTCGAGAGGAGTATGTGATGTCAGGAGGTCCGCTGAGTAGAAATTGATCTTTTGACCAATCCTTAGCAGACGAACTCCATATCCATCACCTGCTCCAGCACAGATGACGGTAGTACCTGCTCCAGTCGCTGAGACTGTAGCAAGCACTCCATCTCCCTTGGTCATGAGATTTGCGTCCACCATGCGTCGAAATTCCTTCATGGAGACCGCAAGCAGATGTCTCACAGCATTGACAACGGACTTACGAGCATCGTCCGTCGCCCACTGTGTTTTCTTGTGCCACTCAACGGCATATCTGAAGTTCACCGTCGAGATAAGAGCCTTCTCAAACTGTGGTCCAGCACCACGACCCATGTCTCCACCTGCTGTGTCGAAGTAGCCAAAATAGCCACCAGGACGAATCTCAAGTGGAATCCTCATGTCCCTTGCTGAAACGACTTCGACCGGGCGCTTCTCGATATTCGCATAAAACATCGAATCGCGCTCGAACAGAAGTGGGACTCTCGGATCTACACGTTCGAGTTCTGCTGCCACAATCTGAGACTCAGTCATTGCCATATGAGCCTCAGTTCTAGTCTAGACTGATATGCATGGCTCCGCTTCACATGTCGAGGATGTCTCTATCGGAGGTCTTGCGCCAATCGATTTTCTTAGGATCGAGAACCCTGCGCTGACCTTGTCCAGATGGAGTTTTACCACCTCGCTCTGGAAAGCTTCTTTTTTGCGTATCAACCTTAAACTTTATCTTTGGTTTTTCCTCACTCTCCTCTTTAGAAACTCTAGCACCAGGAGCCTTCTTAGCCACTAGAGCTTCTTGTTTTAGTCGGTTTCTCACCGACGATGCAACGAGCTTAGCGCGGTCCAGCCACGCGCGTTTTATCCTGGACTTTGACTCGTTGCTATAGTTCTGCTCAGATGCACGTTTCCAAAGGTTACGGATCTGATTTTGAAATCCCTTATCATTTTGCAGGATACGGTCTACTTCTATCCTGCTTTCCTTGATGATCTGTTTACGCTCAAAGGATGTTAAGCCATCCAGCTTATGATTCAGGATAACGTTAATTTCTGGATTAATAGCCTTTACAAGATCGTCGATTGCAATATCGAACTTCTCCTGAGCATGGATAGCACGTTCCTCGTTTAACTGAATCTCTGCCTCTGATGGTCCTTTATCCTTAGAAGCTCGCTTGGATATATCAGGAATCTCACCACCATTAGCAAAGACAAAGTTAGCCATGTGACGTGCAGCTAACTGTAGATTCTTATTGCCTATCTTAGATCCGTGCGCGGCTGCATGATACAGAAGCTCCTCGATGATAGGCGTAGAAAGATCTATATAAGCTTGCTGGTCTACTTCGCGCACAGCACTTGCCAGCCCACTTACAATCTTCTTTAATGCTTTAGGATTATTTTCTTGCAGAGTCGAGAGGAGAAACTTTGAGTCCCCATTGTAGACCAGAGTGTTTTCCAGATTATCAAACTCAGTAGCCTTCTCGACTGCTTCTCTAGCACTATCTACGTCAGAAAAGAGCTCAGCATACTGAGGATACTGGAAAAACGCTGACTTTAACTGTGGAAACTCCTTAAAAAAGTTAGGATATTTCTCTTTTATGGCTTTTATCGGTGGACGCGCGTATGAAGGTCTTTCTTCTTCCTTATCACCTATCACTTCCTCATCTTCGTCCTCTATATCCTCTAATTCTGTGTCATCCTCATCTTCTTCCTCATCTTCCTCCGATTCTGTATCGTCAGTATCTTCCTCAGCTCCTGCTCTAGCTCGACGAGAAGATTTCCTATCCTTTCCCTCGCTAACATCACCATCTTCGTCTCCTTCATCACCTGAGTCCTGTCCATCTTCGTCTCCTGTATCTGTATCTGTTTCAATATCAGCATCACCTAATTGAGACAAGTCAAGGTCGGACTCAGACTCTGATGGCTCTGCAGATGCTGCACCACTAACTTTAACCCCACCTCCAGCACTAGCTTTACTTGGAGTCTCATGCAAAACATCTTGGACGGTGAAAAAAGTCATTCCATCTCTCCTTCATAACCTGAAGATTCTTCACCTTCAGTTCCAGATGCAGCAGCTTCTTGCTCCATGCCTAACTGAGCCATCTGCATAGCTATCATCTCATGCTCTTTCATATGAGCAAGGACATTCATATAGCCAGCAGGATTTTGTGTTTTAGAATAAAGACCAACTTCGCTTCTCAACCAAGCTTTACATATCTCAGACTCAACGTTATGATCATCCAAGATAGGATCTACCATAACGCTGGACTGAGGCATACCCTGAGGTCCCATCATAGGCTCAGAGTTTATTAATTGGTTGATCTCGTAAAGCTGCTTATTCCTAGAATCATCACCAGGAATATGAAGTTCTGGGAGTCCTATTACGGAAGCAATAACTCCAGAGTTTTCAGGATGTCGGATTACTGTAGCGATATCTTCATTACCTAGCTGTAATAGGTTCATGATTATATCGCGCTTCTGAGTCCAAGAGATAGGGAATGGTTCAGCAACTTCTGGGACTATCTCACCTATCTCACCAGTTAATTCTGATTGACGAATCCAAACATTGATGAAATTAGAGCCTCTAGACTTAACGAATTTCTCATCAGTCTTCATGTTAACTACAAAGCTTCTGGTAGACTTCTCCATAACCATAGCCCACCATTCTTGCAAGATGGTCCATGTTGAAGATAGTCTCTGGAGCGCGCTTGCTTTACTAAGCTCATACTCACGTGCGGTCCCACCAGATCCTTCATTCACGCCACCGTAGATGCTAGGATAAGTTCCTTGGACAAACTGCTGACGATTATTCATACGTTCAGCAAATAAGTCTACTTCGCGACTCAACGTTGTAGCTTTGACTTCGTGAAATCCCTCCCCCAGAGATCTACCAGCAGGAGCGGAAGCAGGAGAAACTTGACCAGGACGTATCTCTTGTCGTTGATAAGCGGTAAAGTCAAGAACTTTAGGATCTGCAAACAACTCTGGAAGACCAAACTCGATAGTCTCAAGAGTAAGATTATCCAGTTCGTTTTCAATATCCTGAAGCGGGACCATAGGAGCGCCAATCGGTTGTGCATGAAGTGTCTCAGAGAATTGATGCTCCGCCATTGTCCAGTGCTTATTTATAGAATCAGGGACAATCTCTACGACTAGTTTATCATTTATGCGAACGAAATATATACCTTCTTTGAACTGCTGTTTTAGAGCTACGACTGTATCTTTTTCTTTATTCCAGAGATTCAAAGCCCAAGGCTGAAACCAGACTCTCTGAACAGTACACATATCATCCGGAAAGTCTCCCTTGTAAACCGATGGCACACGTATCTCAGACTCGTATGTTCCAAGACTATTACTTTGAATCTTATCCGCGTATTCTGGATAAATCTCTCGAAGTAGTGCAACAGGGAATTCATCCTCTAGAACTACGTAAGGAGTCGAAACCATCTCCTTGACCCAAAGTGGAATCTTAACATTCAGAGGTCCATATATCTCTAGGCATTCTCGATTCTTAGGATTGACTTGCTCTCCAGTCTGAACTCTTGTCGTACCAGAAACGTCCTCTATTTCTGGAACTCCTTGATAGCCACAATTTTCACAAGCTACAGGTTCAGGAGGTGGAGGCATCGGAGCATCTTCAGGCATAACCTCCTGTCCCATTTCTTGACCACAACCAGGACAGTAGGTGCTTCTGTTTATGATAGGAACATCGTCGTAGATTGGAGTTTTGTAGGAGCCGAATCTGTAGTCCGTCTTATTCTCATTATAACATGCGACAAAACCACAGTTATAAAGAATATAGAGAGATTTCATCAGGAGGAGTTTAGCTTTATTATGACGTTGTATGAGTTCTGCGATTTTTGAGTATGCCTTAGATGTCTGGATATCTTCGTGGTCATCAGCATCGAGAGGGAAGAAAACTGTAGTGGGAACTCCGGCAGACAGTGCACCTATAAGAATCTCACCATGAGCCTTATAGACATTAACAACTTTGGCATATATTGCTGGGTCTATATCCGACTGAGGGTCATCATCTAACATTTCTTCTGGAGTGCGCCACTGACCTGTAGACTCATTCCAAGCTGCATATTGAATACCATCCCAGTAGTTAAGATGCTTTCGGTAAATCTTCATGTTTATATTGCGAGGTCCCTCCTCTGTCTGTAAATACTCATCTAATAACTGAGAAAGTAGACGTGCTTCTTCTGAATCGGCTACAAGCATTTCTTCGACAGGTTCTTCTGGATTTAACTCTGGCTCAAGTCCCTCCATACCTTCAGGAATAGGCAGGAGAGATGGATCTTGGGCTAGATCCATCTCCGATGTAGCAGGATCGATAAGAGGTAGAGCTCCCTCCATCTGTGATGGATCTACCTCGGGTGGAGCAAGGAAATTAGGATCGAGAGGATACATTATTTCTTCTCAGCTTCTTGTGATGTCTCAGCGTTTTCCATTGTAGACTCAACACGTAGAGACTCAGCACGCGCACTATCAGCCTGCTCGACCGATGCTATCTTATCTCGCCAGAATTGCTCACGCATCTTAGCTTCATAAGAGCCACGTATTTGACTCCAACTAGGTCTCTTTAAAGATACTTGATTATCAGCACTATTACTAGAATTATTACTGCTAGAACTGCTAGGACTTCTACCTTGATTAACAGGACTCGAATCTAATCCTAACCTATTATCTATTATAGATGACTGCTTCTCTACTAACTTAGCGATTAAATCCTGATTGTGCGCGACTAAGTCTCTGTATGAATCATCCCTCTCTAGTAAAGTTCCACGCAATAATTCCACCTCTGAGAGAAGTCTAATAAGTTCTTGCTGTAACTGTCTTTTAGTGAGGGCGAAAACGATGTCGTATCGACCTGGTTGAATACCGACCTGTTTTCCTACGGATTGATTGTGTATTCCGCCTGTATTCCTTATCATAGACTGCCATCTGTCTATAGTAGGTATTCCAGTCTCCCGTCTTGTCGAGCGCCATAACGATTTGACCCAATTTATCAATTTTCTCAGCCTCATGTGAAGAAAGGTTAAAAAAGTCATCAATTGCTTTTATCCCGTAACGACCACCATCATAGGCATCATCACCGATAAACTGCTTGACATCCTCGGCTTTGATACCAGGTTTTTCTTCTTCTGGATAGACACAAGCTGGTATAGTCTTTCGAAAATCAGTACAGGATTTGCAGACCAGGAGTTTAGGAAGATTATCCTCTTTTTCCTCCTCCTGAAATAAAGCCATGTATTCTTTATATTTATCAGGTCCACTATTACGCAGGATCTTAAATGCAAGTTCCTCATT